TATGGAGCCTTACAGGGTTCCTATTCGCAGCATACGCTGTAATTGCCAACGACTCAGTACAGACTCTCGGTACATGGATGGCATCAAACAATGAGAGATTCAACTACAAAACTTTATGGGCAGCCGCAAGTACAGTATTACTTGCAACCTTGTGGTATGGTTGGAGTGTAAATGGTGGAGACATCAGTTACGGTCGACTTAATAAAATACCATGGGAAGAAATACAATGGTACCATGCGGCCGCTCCAGGCATACTTGTGTTATTAACAAGACTTGGTGTCCCGGTATCAACATCCTTTCTAGTGTTGAGTGCTTTTGCAAGTACTTTTGTGCTAGAAAAGATGTTGATGAAGAGCATCATGGGCTATGGTATTGCGGCAATGTTCGCATACGGAGTATGGTATGTAGTTAGTAGAACACTTGATGAAGGTGTAGCAGTACAAGAGAAGAACAAAAACTATTGGCGCATAGCACAGTGGTTTGCAACAGGAGGCTTGTGGTGGACTTGGTTGTCACATGACATGGCTAACATTGCAGTGTTCCTTCCAAGACAAGTACCTGTGGACCTAATGGTGTTAATTAGTTTTGTATTTGTAGGAGGCTTGTTCTTTATGTTTAGAGAACGAGGCGGTAAGATACAAAACATTGTACTAGAAAAACATAACACTCGTTATGTAAGAAGTGCAACGTTAATTGACTTGTTCTATTGGATGTGTTTGTACTTCTTTAAAGAACTAAACGATATACCTATGTCAACAACTTGGGTGTTCGTTGGTATGTTAGCTGGACGTGAACTTGCTATTGCACAGTTTACAGGCAAGCATAAATTTAAAAGTGTGTTTCCATTAGTTGGAAGAGACTTTATGAAAATGATGATAGGACTTGGAGCAAGTGTTGCCCTTGTACTGTTAATACATTACGTTATCGTTCCTAACGGACTTTAATACTATTAAAGGTTATGTTTAACGACATGACCTTTTCTTTTGACTAACATACCGGTTGACAACACTATATTAGTAATGTATAATATACACATATACAGAGGAGATTATGAATAAAGTGAGAAAAACAATACTAACAGACGCAGATGGTGTACTTCTTGATTGGGAATGGGCATTTACTATTTGGATGGAACAGCATGGTCATGAAAAGGTAAAAGGATACCAGTTCATGTATGACATTGGAGAACGTTACGGAATAACTAAAGATCAAAGTAGAAAATTAGTTAAACTGTTTAACGAAAGTGCAAGTATTGGCTTCCTACCTCCTTTGAGAGATGCTATGTACTATGTAAAACGTTTACATGAAGAACATGGTTACGACTTTATATGTGTAACAAGCCTAAGCAAAAACAAAGATGCTTGTGAGTTACGTAAAATGAATTTACGTAAACTATTTGGCAAGAGTGCATTTAAAGGATTTAAATTTTTAGATACTGGTGCTGATAAGGACGATGCACTTGCTAAGTGGAAAGACAGTGGACTATGGTGGTTAGAAGATAAACCAGAAAACTGTGAAACAGGACTTAAAGCAGGACTTAAACCTATCCTAGTTGAACATGGACACAACATGGGTAATAAGAATTCAGAAATTACAGTATGTAAGAACTGGAAAGAAATTTATAACACAATTTTAGAAAGGGACAACGTTTGAAAATGAAAATTATTGCAGGGAATGCCAATAGACCATTAGCAAAGGAAATAGCAGAACACTGTTTTGCCGGATTAGTGCCAGCAAAGATTACGACATTTGCAGACGGAGAAACTAGTGTTGAGTTTGACGAAAACGTAAGAGGTGAAGATGTTTTTGTTGTTCAACCTACTTGTTCACCTGTAAATGATAGTTTAATGGAATTGCTAGTAATGATTGATGCGGCACGTAGATCAAGTGCTAGTCGTATTACAGCAGTTATTCCATACTTTGGTTATGCACGGCAAGATCGTAAGAGTGCAAGTCGTACTCCTATCACAGCCAAACTAGTTGCTAACTTATTAGTTACAGCAGGTGCAGACAGAATACTTACTATGGATTTACATGCAGGACAGATACAGGGCTTCTTTGATATTCCTGTTGACGATCTAACAAGTAGGCTTGTATTTGCAAAAGATATTAAACGTAGTATTGGGTTAGTTGATGATCCTGATGTAATACAAACAGGAACAGTTTTTGTTTCACCAGATGCAGGCGGTGCCGTTAGGGCTCGTAAGTTTGCAGACATGTTCCACGGTGACATTGCTATTGTTGACAAACGTAGGCCTGAAGCAGGCAAGTCAGAAGTAATGGCACTAATTGGTGACGTAGAAGGTAAACATGCTATTCTAGTTGACGATATTATTGATAGTGGCGGTACATTGTGCAAAGCCGCTGATGCAATTATGAAAGCAGGCGCACTATCAGTTCGTGCATATATTACACACGGAGTATTGTCAGGCGAGGCTTGTCAAAAGGTAGAAAAGAGTGTACTAGAAGAATTAGTAGTAACAGACTCAATTAAGAATCGTTGCCCAAAGAATTGTAAGAAAACTAGACAAGTAAGTGTTGCCTCACTGTTAGGCGAAGCAATACGTAGAGTGTCAAACGAAGAAAGCGTTAGTAGTTTATTTGGCTAACGCAGACTCGATGTGTTTTATATATTCGTCTATGCTGTGATCTGAGAAGCTGTCAATCTTACCTTGTTTTAAGCCCATCCAGATGCCTCTGAATTTATCTTTAATTCTTTGCCATCCAGTTGGTGATCTCAAATTACCATAGGCGTTTATATAATTTTCAGTACCGTGATGTCTATAACCTACAAACGCAGGCGGAACATTAGTAACAACATCGTTATTATTTTTCCATCTGTGATGATTAATACCTAGGCTAGAACAATATCCTGGCCAACCAACTCTAGGAGAACCATACGTGAATAACTCAATTGGGTCATTAAGTTTTTGGTTGTATAACGCTCTTGAAGCCATAATAGTAGCCATTGCCGCACCTAAACTATGTCCGCAGAACCAAAGATCTTTCTTTAAGTTTACTTTACGATCAATATCTTCTTCCACCATTGGCCAAAGATCGTCTACTTCTTTCTTAAAACCTCTGTGTACTCGTGAAACTGTTTCTGCTAATACAGGTAGTGCCTGTAAATCTGCTTTAATGTCACCAAACTCTGTTGGTTGTGTACCGCGACATGCAATTACAAGATCCGCTTTATTCATAAAGCGATATGCTTGCGCCCCGTCTTTGTCGTAAAATTCAACTGTGGTGAATCCTAAATCTTTTGCTTGCTTTTTTGCGTCGGTGATGTTATTATATGCTATTTGCGATAACTTGGCGAATAACAATGATTTTTCTAGATGATTTAAATCTTTTATACATTTCATTTAATGCCCCTGTAATATAATACTGTTCATGTATAACAATATTTATTAATTATTTCACTAAATACTGTATCGGAGTAATGTTAATATGAGAAAGAAAACTAGAAGTATATTAGAAGAGCTTAATAACTTAGGCCGATCGCATGACAACGATCATCTAATAGGCGCAACAGCCAATAACATAATTGAAAGTTCTATTAACCTTTTAAATAGAATTAGTGACACTTATGACGAAACAACGGCTGGAGAACTTGAACGAAGATTTATTAATTCAATTAAAAGCGGTGATCCTAGAAAATTTAAACGTGGCATACAAAAAGTAATAGAGGGTAAAAATAATGATTCTTAAAGAAGGCGGCAATGTGTTTAAAGGCGAAGATGGTGTACCTGTAACACAAAGAATTAATCGTGCAGATGTTGATCCAACTCTTGCATGGTTAGAAAAGATTACAGGAATTCCACACAAAGACTTTAAACTAGGTTCAACTGGTATTAGAAGTACAAGTGGGGACATGGATATTGCTGTTAACCAAGAAGAAGTTAGTAAAGACGACTTAGTTGCAAAGTTAACTGCTTGGGTACAAAAAAATAAGCCACAAGATGACGTTAAGAACTGGATAAGAAAGTCAGGCATTAACGTACATTTTAAAACTCCGATAAATGGCGACGAAAAGAATGGATATGTACAAACAGACTTAATGTTTGGTAACCCAGAGTTTATGCAATTTTCACTTAGAGGTGCAGGAGATGATACTCCGTACAAAGGTATGCATCGTATGTTATTAATGGCAAGTATTGCAAAGGCTCAAGGAATGAAATGGTCTGCTAACAAAGGGTTACTTGATAGAGCAACCAATGAACTTATTACAGCCAACCCAGATGAAATAGCAGAAAAAATGTTAGGTGCAGGTGCAAAAAGAGCTGACTTAGACAGTGTAGAAACTATACATGCTAAAATTAAAAACCGTCCTGACTATGAAGATTTAATAGTAGATGCTAAAGAAGCATTTGCAAGAGACAACTTAGAAATGCCAGAAAGTTTAGCAGACAGGCAACTAAGCAGAATAAAAACTTTATCGAGTGTATTAGTAAGATGAGATTTGTAGAATTTAAAAATGTAAATGTAGAAGCAACTACTTTAGTTGAAGCGGCACGTATACAACATGCTGAAGATTTTGTTTTCTGGGACGGAAGTAAAGGTGCTAATAGAGTATTACAAAGTTTAATTAATCTTGAAAAAGGCGGACACAAAGACGTTACAGTTAAATGGGACGGATCTCCCGCAGTTATTTTTGGCCGTGATGAAAATGGAGAATTTATATTCACAGACAAATCAGGGTTTGTTAAAAAGGGCGGAGTTGCACAATCTAAAAGTCCAAAAGAACTTGAAAAAGAACTTCTAAGTAGAAGCGGAGGAAAGTTTGCAGACGATCCAGATAGACAGGCGTTTGCTAGTAAGATGGGACGAGCATTTACAGTCTTTGAAGCCGCAACACCTAAAGACCACAGAGGATTTTTTAAAGGCGATTTACTATATTATACAACACCTCCTGTTGAAGATGGTTACTTTAAATTTAAACCACAACTAGTAGAGTATTCAGTTAAACAAGATTCAGAGCTAGGAAAAAAGATTGCCCAAAGCGAAGCAGGCATTGTTATACACAGAGAAGTAGATGCTGAAGGTGGAGAAGGACCTCTAAAGTTTAATGCATTTGAAGGCAATGAGTTATTAGTATTTCCATCAGTAACAGCGGCGGCAGGACCTAAACTAGACACTGACGGTATAGCACAACTAAAAGCAATTATATCAAAAGATGCAGCCGCAATGGATAGTTTATTAGATCCAAACAAACTTACTGAATTAAAGTTGAAGAAGTTGCCTGATGTATTTTATGCATATATGAATAGCAAAGTAGATACTGGACTTGATAATCTTGGTGCTGACTTTTTAGATTGGGTTGAAAACAGAAACCAGTTAAGCGGAGCGGCAAAGAAAAAGATTGCAACTTATGTAACAGATAACAAAAACGGATTTAATGCACTGTGGGAAGTAGTAGGAACAATGATGAGAGTTAAAGACGATATCATTAACCAACTTGATAAGCAAGACATTCCAGTAAAACAAAGCATTAACGGACAACCTGGCGGTGAGGGATATGTACTAGCCCACCCGGAAGGTGATATTAAATTAGTACCAAGAGCAACATTCACAGCAGCCAATAGAGCTGTACAACGCTAAGGAGCATAAAATGAGAATTAAAGAATTTGTAGAAGATGAATTTGATATGGATTATCGTCCAGGTCTAGACAAGCACGGTATGGAACTTGACAAAGATGATGGTGACATGACAAACTTCAAACAAGAAGCAATGCAAGTACAACTTATGAAAGTATCAGATTCTGCAGACGATGATGATATTAAAAATCCTGTACGTTCAGTTACTACTGACGACGGCAAAACACATAGAGTTGAACATGCTGAAGCAGAAGCACTACTTAGAGTTTTAAGTGCAAACATCAAGCCACAAGTAAAAGTAAAAATAATGAAGGACATTCAAACTTCAAAAGGCTTACAAACTATGTTGGCATTTGTACATAAAAATAAGTTTGTGAAGTAATCAACATGGATACGTTGGACTTTATTAAAGATCTTCAAGAAGCGAGAATGACTCGCAACGCAAACAATCAAAGAGTATTAACATATACAGATTGTTGTGAGCGTCTTTATCTTTCTATGTTGGTTTTAGAACTATTATATAAGTTCAAATCATATAGACCACAAGCCCAAGCGTATGCTAAGAAGACTGTATCACATGATTCTTATAAGCATTTTCGAATGAATAGTACTGACCTATACAACTTTATACATTTTGTAACAGGTGACGACGATGCCCTTAGCAAACTTAAAGATCCTGGATCAGCATTAGCATTACGCAAATCAACTACACTGCCTACAATGGCAGTTAACCGTTATATATCAACAGTATCGAGCGGAACTAACCGTAATGCTTCACAGACATTTATACAAATAGAATCAGCATTACGAATTACTAATACAGATTACAAAGCAATAAGACGTGGACTGTTTAATTTATCTTCAATGCAACAAATTGATATTAAAAAACTAGTAACAAGATTGCTTATTGCTTCAAGAGCAAAATTACGTAGTTCAGATATTATATCATATTTAGAATCACTAGCCGCTGACAAAGCCTTAGAAGTTGGTGGAGTACCTGACAACGAACCAACAGTAAGTGTTCCAGACATAGTGCCATCAGGCAGAGACTTACAGATGTATCGATACTTTGTAGGCACTCAAAATTTACAACTAACTAAGAAGTTTTTAGAACTTGCTAAACAGGGTAAGCCTATTCCGGCACCAATGGTACAAGCATACTTACCAGCCATTAAAATGCTGGATGATATAGTAAAAGCAGGCCCAAGTTTTGTATCTTCGGTAAGAAATACCCACAATCGAGCCAAAAAGTACCTAAAATAAGGTATTTTCTTTCAAAAGACTAAATACATATAACAACTTCACGGAGCGTGAATTTGTCCATTAAAATTATAGGAGATATAAAATGGCAACAGTAAGTAATCCAAACGCAGCTGTAACAGCTGGAAACGGTGTAGGACCGGTAACAAGAGTAGTAACTCTTTCTAAATCAAGCATCACAAATGATGAAGCTCGTGCAGCTATCACAACAGCTGAAAACGAAGGCAACACAGTTGCTGGCGTAATCATGGAAACAAACGTTGTAACAGTATTGTTACAAGGTGCAGGCATCACAGCAGGTGCTAACTACGGTGCTGGTTCAACAGGCGTAACATCAGCTGTAACACTAACGTTTACACAGTAATCCTAGCTACCATTAGGAACGTGACTTACGGCCCACGGGCAGGCGTCACACTAAAAAGCTCACTTTTACAGTGGGCTTTTTTTTGACTGTTTAAATACAGTATGATGCAAGAGTTCGCAATTAAGACGCTAATTGACATTACTGAAACAGGACTTCATAGAGGTACTGATAAACGTAAACTAAATCAGCAACAAAATTATAATACTTTTATCAATACAATTGGTTTAAGAGTTAATTGCTTACCTATAGAAGTTACTAGTAAAATGGTAGATAAGGTTGAAGACTTAGGCTTTGGTTCTGCATATAAAGGAAGACATACTGTATGGACATTTAGGTTTAATACAGAGTACTATGGTGGTTTAACACTTGATATGTTAGAGAATGATTTCCACCTTATTCCAGTAATAACTGACCTAATGGAAACAATTAAGATAAATACAAGTGTGTTAGATACTACAGGCAAGAAGACTAAAAATATCACGTTTAAGTATGTAGATAATGAATCGGCCGAGTAGTAATAAATACAATTGAAGGCAAAAATACACAACCATTTTAGGCATCTAAAAAACACATTAAGGCCAACCGAGAGTTTACTTAATCAACCTGCGGAGCGTAGGTGTTACAGAGAGATAAGAATAAAATGGCAAAGACCACAGATTTAGAAAGAGAAAACCTAGAAGCACATGTTGACTTGTGTCAGCAAAGGTATGAGGTTTTAGAAAGACGTCTTTCTAAAATAGAAGAAAAAGTCGAACATATTCATAAAGATATTACTGAAGGTCAGAAATCAATGACTAAGGTGCTTATCGGAACAGCCGGCACAATCGTAGCTGGTTTACTTTCAACAATAGTCGTTATATTATTAAACGTATCCTAACTCGATAAATAACATTGTTATGTTATTAAGAGAA